ACCAGCAACAAATGCTACGTTTCTTGAGCGAATGTGAGTATCTGGGACACTAGAAATCTTAACTGTCTCGATATAAGACCCATTAAAATCGCCAGTGATTGTTCTTTCACCACCATTAACGTAAATGTTTCTTACCCAGTTATCTGATGCTGGAGAGAGACTGATTCTTCCAATAAACTCAATCATGTTGAATGGATTGACATTCTCAACTCTGGATGCCAGAGGTTGCTCAATCCATGATTTCTCAGAATACTTGAGTGTGATTAAATCACCAGTCTTTTGGACATCAGAATCTAAAAGACTTAAGTTAGAACTAAAGTCAGCAGTCTCAGTATTAATAGATGGGTCTAATGCAATTTCTGGTTTGATTGAGTAGAAATCAATAGGAGTCAACAACTCAGCAGATTCAGTATCAACATTAACCTCGGAGAGATTTGCATCAAGTCTTTGGACATCTCTGAAATCATCTACAAAGAATCCAGACTTGAATCTATCAAATCCATCAATGTCTCTGACTTGGAAGGTCTTTGTATCCAATTCCAGAAGTGAGAGTGATGTGAGAGTCTCAAGATTAGAAACTCTATCATCAATCTTTCCAATATCTCTCATGGTATATCTTCTGTTATCCACAAGAGTAATCTTGGCATCATCTGGATTATACAGATATGCTGGATATTCGATAGTGGCAATATCCATTGCCTCTTCTACATTAGTAGGAGGTTTTGGATTCTGTGAAGATACGCCCTTAATTACACTAAAATTGCCAAACTTATCTAATACAATCTTATCAATTCTTGGGAGATAGAAATCGTATCCAATGAGTGAATTTTCTAGTGGTGCAACTACTAATGTTGGATTAATTCCTGCAGTTGCAAAATTTCTACTTGCAAAGGCAAATGGTGAAGATGTTGTTGAAGAGAATCTTGCAACTCTTGGTCTGAAGTCAAGAGTATCTGAAGACCTTACTCCACTTGGAAGATAAGGGACATCAGATGTAAATCTATCCTCAGCATATGAATTGACCGTATAAACATCGCCGTTATCATTAGATGGGATATTATAGTAATCAAAGATTGCAAGAAGTTGATGTGTAGGAATGTATCCATCACTTCTTCTTACAATTCTTGAATAATCATAGTAGTGCTCTCTTTGCCCTTTATCAAGATAGAATTTATCGGTAATATCTTGATAGTTGCCTTCATTAACAACTTGTACCGTTGAAGTGATTGCAGACTCTTGGAAATCAACAACTTCTCCAACACTAAATTTATTAGAATTCAGATATACAATCTCAACCTTTGTTGCGGATGAGCGAGTTACGACTTGAGCAATTGCTCCACCTTCTCTACCAACAATTTTTTCTCCAAGAATAGAATTAGTATCTAATCCAAGACCAGATGGGAATTCTAAAGAGTCTAAAGTTGGAGCGTTGCTATCATATGATTCGTAGATAGAAACAACTTTAACTACATCAGGAAGATTGAGGGAGATTTCCTTATCTTCTACTCTCAGACCATAGAAATCATTTTGAGTAAGACCTGCTGTGCTGGTGGAAACTCCAGAAACAGTTCTTGTTACTGATACCTTTTCACTTCTTGTATACTCTTTCTTTTTATTCTTGATATTATTCTTTTTAACCGTTGTGTTGACAACAACATTACTTTGAGATGCTGTCAGACCAGTAATAGTTACACTTCCACCACCAGAAGCCAGAGTAAACTGGTCTGATGTTAAATCTTCAATACTACCATCAGAGTAGGTGATGCTATATCTTTCGGCATCAAAAGACTCAAAGAAAGCACTAGTAATTCCAACAGAAGAAATTGGAATTGTCATACTTCCACTAGAATCTGTAGATTCTCCAGTGATTTGTTTAGTAACAATCAGATTTGAATCTGCCAGACTTACCGAAGCAATGTCGCTAGACCCAATTTTTGCATAAAGACCACCACTTTCTCTGACAACTGGATTTGCGATAGAGAAAGTTACATCTTGAGTAGATGTTGGAAGTCCACCATCACAAACACCAAACACTGATGATACGCCAACCAAGGTCATTGATGATCCATCAGCAGAAACTGCAGATACTCTGTTGAAAGTTTCTGTAGTAACTCCAGCAATTTGATATCTAACAATAGAATCGGTTTTAATTCCTGTGAAGAATTTGCCAGGTGATGTTACAGCACCTGCAGTTGAAATTCTGATTCTATCAGCAACACCAAAATTCTTTGGTAAAGTCCTTTGAAGAACTGTATCTGCAACAAAGTCTACACTAAGACCTGAGAATGTAGATGCATCCTGATATACGGACTTAACATCTTGAATTCCATAAACCTTTGAAGATTTTACGGACCTTGAAACTTCAGTCGTTTCATTGATAGTAAGTTGCTCACCATCAATAAAGGTGCCAGAAGTTTGAGTCAGTGTAATTTCAGTGCCTGAGGCGGCAGTTGTAACATATCCAGATGCTCCGCTACTTACACCACGAACAATTGATGTTGCAGGGCATTGTCCTGATGTTAGAGACTCATTTACGGTCAACTTGACATAAGTCTGGACATCAAACAAATACAAATCCCACTCAGTCGAATCATCCGAGTATGCGGCATCAGTTACACTGAATGAATATACTCTTGCTTCACCAATTTCAACACCAGTTCCTGATGTAGTAGATTCTCTTCTCTGACTAAACAGTTTTACTGTATTAGTGTTATTATTGACACCACTGAAAGGTGTGCCGAATACGTTGTTAACTCTCAGAAGAGTGCCAAACTCAAATGGCACCAAAGACTGGGAAATTGATTTTTTATCTCTTGGTTTTTCAACATCTAATACTGTAGTAGATGCAGTCTCAATATCATATCCTCTTACATATGCCTTACCAGCAGAGACCTTGACTGACAAGAGGTCATCGGATGGCGTATTACCTGCATCAGTCTTTTGCGAAGAAGTGAATACTCCCTCATTTGAAAGACCATTATTGAGAGACTCTTTTACCTCAATATCAAATCTTCCTACAGAATAATCACCAGACTCCTCATAAGTTCTCTTTGCAAAATAATCTTTGATGATGCTGTATTCAGACTTATTCTGAAGTTTCTTAACTTCACCATTTTCAAGTTTCAACAACTCAACAAAAGTTTTGTCGTTGTGGTCTGTCAAACTCTTCTTAGAAAGAGTTGTAGAAATCTTCAGTCTGTCTGCACCAGGTGCTGCATAGTTTGAATATCCTTTTGCATTATCATAAAGGGATGCATCATCCTTTGCAGTTACTAATTCTTCAGAGATTGTAAGACCAACTCTGTAAGATGGAGTTGCTGTGTATGCATCTAATACAATCTTATCAGCAGCAACATCTACAAAAGTGCCTCTAATGAAATAAACGCCTGCACCAATTGAAACCGATGTGCCTCTTGCACATGCATCCTGAGATACTAAAGTTGCAACAGTATCTCCTTCACTTACAGGAGTGTTTCCATAGGTGAATGCATCATCGGTGATTAAAATCTCACCATCAGTAAAGTATGCTACCTCATTACCAGTTCCTGATGACAGATACTTAACAAATAAAGTTAAGTCTGTGATACCATCTGCTTCAGAAACTGGGAGATACTTATCTACTACAGCAACAATATCTGATGTTTCTCCCCTCAGTCTCTTACCAACCAAACTGCTGGCATATGCTTCAACGTCAATGCCCAGATGCTCTTGATTAATTCTAACGGAGTAGTATTCAGTGTCATAACTGATGTTTCCAGGGATAACCATCGATCCCTCTTTGAAAACATGACTGCCGAATGCTTCTACTTGATTCTGCAGAATAGACTGTAAAGTCGTTAACTCCCTAGCTTGAATAGGGAATCCTGGTTTAAATAAGACCCTGTAGAAATTGTCATACTTATCAAAATCATCATAATAAGGGCTTATATTGAGATTCGTTTTCTGTGGCATTTTTTAAAATTCCAGGATAATTTTAACGTCTTCTTTTTGTCTAGAATTTCTTGAAATCACGGGGCGGTTATCAAGATAAATTACATCTCCCGACCCTTTATTTATCTCAGATGAGGAAAGTCCATTTGTAAATTGAGTCCCAAGAGACACAATTTTTGTTCCTGTTGGATTTGTAGTAATTCCAGTAAATGCAGTGTCAACAGACCCAGAGAAACCACCAGTGGTAGTTACTGCGTTTCCTGATGACTCAAAATTCAAGACCTTTGATAATGTAGAAATACCAACATAATCTGTGGTATCATATGTGGTCTGATTCAAGAAGAGTGACCTATCTTGGAAATACTTAAGGACTTTAGTTTCAGTGTCGTATGATGCAACAAATCCTTTTGCAGTGCCACCAGTAACAGACTGATTAACTCTATCTCCAATTGCAACTGTGCCAGAAGTTGAAGTAAACTTCAGAGCACCCAAAGATGAGAATTGATTTTCAGTGAAGAGTGAAGTTGACCCAATCGAAGTTGGATTCTTAACAATTCCAATCTGAGCAAAATTAGTATCTACTGGGAAGTCTCTAGTAGAATCATCAAACCTTGCATAAACTAAAACCTTATCAGCACCTAATTCCTTGTAGATATCATAACCATGACCTTTTGAAGGAGGGATGATAGGAATTAGATTTGCTTTTGTCGAAGAACTTGAGTTGATTGACCCAAGGTCTACAACACCATATGTGTATCCTTTACCACCTGAGGATACTACTGTATCTGTGATTTGACCAGAGCTATTAACTTCAACAACGACTTTTGCGCCAGACCCGTCACCAATGATATTCAACTCATGTGATCCCTGGGAATATCCAGCACCACGATTATCAATATAAACTTGCTTTATCTGGTTTTCATTTGTATCTGAGTTGGCATTGCCTCTTACTGCAGATATTTGTGCGTTAGTGGAGGTTGCCCAATCACTTGGAAGAGAAATATATTCTGTCGAATCAAACTTAATAATGTCACTTGGAGTAATAGTAAACAAATACTTCCAAGTATAACCATCACCACTGACACCCGCCTTAGATGGCTCTAAGTCGGTAAACGTGGGCTCATCTAAAGATGCATTTCCTGTGGTATTAATACCAGAGGACCCGTTATCGATACAAATATAAACTTTATACTCACTATTGATTACATAGTAGTTTGCATCATAAAGTCTGGAAGACTTTGTAATGGGTGATAAGTTTGTCAGACTGTAGTCATGACGATACATTTCATATTTTGTACCTCTCGCCCATTCAACCTTTCTTGCCAGTCTCCTTACATTGGTAGAGGTTACCCTCTTACCATACATCATGCTATCTCCAACAAAATTCTCATAATTAAAATTATCAGTTGGAGTAGGAGTGTCAGTATCCCAATCAGAGTCTCTACCAAACCCAGACGCAGTTGGATTTGACAATCCTACAAAAACATAATATGAATTGGAACTACTGCCGACAGAATCTACGAAGTTTCCAGCATTTAATATTCTAA